TCTGCCATGATGTTAAGACTATATCCCCTTTGTATTTAGAAAGCTTTAATAAGGTACTTACAAACATGATATGGATGCACCAATGGTATCTCATAATCAGGATCAATTGTTGCTACTGGTTCAATCTTAGTTGTTGACTTCAATGTAAGTGTTGCGTCACCACAACCAAGACCAGAAGTATATGTAAATGCAGGACCACCTTCACCATCAACAGTATAAGCAAGAGAGTCAACTAATGGTCTACTAATTGCACCTGGATCTTGTACAAAAACATATGATGATACCTTTTGATTATACACAGTAAATTCACAAATACCATAATGATCACTATCATTAGCATTATCAGAACCACTAGGAGTTCTTATTTGTTCTAACTTGAACTTAGTACCAGCTCCTCTTCCAGCCTCAGGTACTGCTACTGAATAAGAATGCCATTGAGTATCACCTGATACACCATCAAAATTAGATGCCATACCATTTGCAACAGAAGGAACATTACCCATTAAAGGATCAGTTCTATCTGCACCTGGATTAATAATAGTATCAAGTAGAGTCCAAGTTGATGTACCTCCCTTCTGATAATAGCATAATAATGACTCTTCTGGTACGTCACCACCATTAACACCATTACCTCTACATGCTTTAATTGTAAAATAATTAGCGTTTGTGGTATCAAATGCTACTGTTTCAATCCAACGAGTTGCTGCAACAGTACCACCAAACTTCAAATACCTCTCTGCTTTCACAGCAGTTGTACTTGTGTATGTAAGACTAGTAACTTGTCCACTTGTTGCACTAATGTTAGAAGAACAACTCTGTAATGTTCCAGCACCACCTAAGACATAAACATATGGTTTCTCAGTATATCCACTACCACTACCAGGTGAAGCATTTAGAGCAATTCCAGTTACCTTATGTAATGTAGAAGAAACTGTACATGTTGCTATAGCATGAGCTTGAGGAGAAACTGGTGGATCACCCAATCCACCACCTTTAAATACTACAATCGGAACTTGTGTAGTTGGTAATTTAAATCCACTTGTTCCTGTACCTCCACCACCTGAGAATATGTTAACGTCAAACGATGTTGAAGTTTGTGATGCTGATGCGATAACATCACCTGTTGTTGTGGTTGTTGTTCCTCCAGTATATCCAGTGATAGTTCCAATAGCTACTCTACAATATCCACCAGTAGCATTTCCAGTTGACTGTCCACCATTTGATACTCCACTACCAGCACTACCAACTGAATATGAAAGTGAAGAAGGATTATTTAATTGTGACCAAGCAATATTTCCTGTGAAGAATGCTCCACCACCTCCACCACCTCCAGCAGCTTGCCAGAAAGAACCATCCCAAGTAACTTCCATCTTAATAGATGCATTCTGATTGGTATGACTTGAACTATTAGCAGTACTATCCTCAAAATATAATGTTCTTACAGCAGATGGTCCTTGATATCCACCATCACCACCATCATGCCCACCAGATCCAGGGTCACCACCTGCACCACCTCCTCCAAATCCAGAGAATCCATTTTCAGCGCATCCTGCGCCTCCTCCACCACCGCCACCACCACGGCATCCATAGTTACCACCACCGCCACCATAACCAGCAGAAAGTCCAGTATTTCCACCAATTTTCCTTAGTGATCCACCTGTAATTCCAGCAGCATTACCAGAGTTGACACCACCTGATTCACCATCACCACCATCATAGCCGTCAGCACCAGCACCGCCGCCACCTCCAGCTCCAGCAATTATTTGAGAACCCCTATAAAGAAGAGCAGAAGATCCACCTCCTCCTCCATGTGCTCCAGAATATCCTGTTCCACCATATCCACCATTCTGAGGAGAACCTAAAGGTCCAGTTCCACCATTCCTATCATTAGATGCAGTACCTATCTTGCAACTCCATGAATTTGATCTAAATGTACTCCTTGCAGAAGTATTTAAAAAACATTGTACCCAAGCACCTTTACCACCAGCCTGATTCTGACCAACATAAGTATCTAATGATGACTCAGCACCTGATCCTCCTTCTAATGTAAACTTAACTTCACTAGGATCTGCTGTAACAGAACTAATATTAAATGATCCTGTTGGATTAGTATATCCTATTGTTTGAGATATTGAACCAGAATTAGTAGTTTTGCCCCTTACACCAGCAGTTCCACCTCCATATATTGGACCATTAGCTACAAATGAAGTACCAGCACCTCCAGCACCACCTCCCCCTGGATTGCTTGGACTATCTGCAACAAATACTATAGTTCCAGCACCAGCTTGACCAAGCATACCATTAACACCAGTTATAGTTACACTACCAGTACTGGTTGCTGCAGCTGCGAATGTAGCACCACCGCCATTTGCTCCGCTTGATGGTGATCCACCCGCACCACCAGCAGCATTAATATTAATAACCTCACTACCAGAAGGACCAATTTTCAACCAACTCTCACCACCACTATTACCACCAGTAGTACCAGCAGCACCAGATCCACCACCAGCAGCGAGATTATAAATCAACAAGTCTGGAGTTCCTGTTACATTAATCGCAGCAGTACCAGATCCAGATGTTGTATCAACCACAACCTGTGAATAATCATATACTGGTGTACCACCACTAGTAATCTGTCTTCCACCAACCAATGAAGATGGTGATAATCTCAGCATTGTTGGAGCTGGAATACTTGTTTGTAATTGTGTTGTACCAGCAGAACTATCACCTGATGCCAAATACTTTTGATCATTATATGGTGTATCAGAACCACCAGCATCATAAGGATTCTGAATTGATCCAGCACCACCACGTCCACCCTGAAAATCAAGGACATCATATGATGCAACTTCAGGATCAGTTATTGGTTGTCTTAATAATCCATGACTATGAGTAAATACTTCTCCAGTACTAGGATAAAAACCATTCAATTTACCAGTAGCAGGCTTATAATGTACCAGATACCTATCACCACTATATTCTTGTATCCATTCATTTCCACCAGGAATACTATTCAAGAGTAAATGAGTGTGTTGGTGAGCACCAGACAATTTCGTCTCTCTCATTGTGACTGTCACTGTCTGTGATCCAATAATACTACACTCAGTAGTCTCAACTACATTCTCATATCCAGCTGTACGAATTGTACCAAGAGAAAAGTAATCATCCTGAGCACTCTGATCAATATACCATTTACCACCTGTCGTACCACATCCTAGAGTAGAGTTACCAACATTAGGAGAGTTTGCTCCATAAACAGCACTATTACCAACAATCTTTCTTGCTTTAGTATCTGGAACACCAAATGTTCCTAGATACAGATCACCATAATTGGCCAGCACATTTGCTTGACTAATGCCAAGAATAGTTCCTTGAACACTATCCCATCTAACCTGTAAAGTAGCACCAGTTCCTGTACCAACTGTTACTGTTGGTGCTGAAGTATATCCTGATCCAGCATTAGTTACATTTATTGTAGTGATTGCACCATTAGCATCTACAGATCCAACCACAGCAACTGCACCAATCCCACCAGCAGGGGGAGCTGATATTGTTACAGTAGAAGATGTTGTATAATTTTGACCACCAGTAATTATATCAATACCACTACTAGATCTTCCACCATATTTGTTTCCAACAATCTCATATAATTGAACATAGTCACCAATATTATGAATAGATCCATCACAATACAAGTAACCATCGTGAGTCCATGCAGGATCATCATTATTTAAGTAAGCATTACCAGTAGTCTCAATTAATTTAGGATATGTTGCTGATACATCTGGTTTCTCAAAATGATCTTTACTATTTCTTCCTGCCTTCAAATTAGGCACAATAGATCCTACTGGTGTTGTATCCACCATAAGATCAGTTAAGTATCCAGTTCTAGCGTTTCTATATCCTTGTGGCATGATTATACTTTAATTAGATATTCCATTACAATAAATGGAGCAGTGGCAGAATCAATTGAAGCAGAAGCATCAGCCCCAATTGTCATTGTTGTAGACAAGTTATCAGGTGCAATAGCAATTGACTTTGTTTTTACCTTATAAGAATGATCTCCTTTATCTAGGTCAATCCTATGGTTATGAACAGTAGGATCAACACCAGAAGATCTTGGTAAATCTACTGTTTCAAAAGTTTCATTCTCAATATCAGGGGTTGCCCTATCAATCTTTCTGTCTTGGTTTGCTTGTAGTGGTACAACAGCAGTTCTTGCAGCAGGATCTGAAACATATCCAGGATCAGCAAGACTATTACCATTCCAATCAAGAGGTACAAAGTTAGCACCAGTAGTATATGTTGTTGGAACAGTCACGGTCAAGTCACCCATACCACCTGGTCCCCAAGAGGTACAAAGCCATGCTTGTCTTGCTGTTATATTAGCTGGGACATTCTCTGGTGTTCCCATTGGATCTGTTCTTTGGGCAGTCCATGACTGATTTGATAAGCAACCAAATTCAAAGTTTGCACCACCACCAACTCTATAAATTGAACTAGAACCACCAATACAACCACCATAAAAACCTCTAACATATCCCCAACCACTTTGGTCAATAGGTGATCCATCATCACCAGTTCCTGCATTTGGGTTCCAGTTATCTAGAGCAATACACACCTTCTGAGCACTACCTGGTGGATTACTACTACTATTACCATACTTTGTATTGTCTAACCAATCCTGAAGATTAACAGTTGAAGCATTCTTAAATCCACAACGACCATTTAACATTTCATCATTATTAGTCGTCTCTTTTGTATAGTTCCTAGCTCTTGTTGTTGTGGAATAATGCATGTGTGGATGAATAGCATTATCCTCTACACCTTCACTATCTGTACGATGAGTAGTACCAGCATAACTCCAAGAAGGTCTTCCTCTAACAGGAATCTCTTGACTTGGTACATTAATCTGTCCAGAGTATGTTATAGTAACATTAGTACCAATGGCAGACTCTGCTTCAATACCTATACCAGATCTACTAATTTCTTGTGGTGTTGCAGCATTATTATTCTTTCTAATAGAATTATATACACCAGCGTTAGCACCTGATGTTGGTTCAGCATACTTAGATCCTAAGTCGGGAACCATAAATTGTGATTCAGTAACTATATCAATATCACTACCATCTAAATTCTTTCTAATAAACTTACACGCTGTTCCTGTACCACAAATAGCAGCAAGTTGAGGATAATCTACTGCATAGTATTTGGTGCCATCACATTTTAAATAACCAGCAGGTAATAGTTTCTTATTAGCCCCTGCATCTGGAGCACCCTCATAGTTAACTGGCCACGCAATTATTTGACCAGTAACATTACCATACTTTGCCCTCTCTTTAGAATAAAATGTTGCCATTAGTATGCCTTAATTATATACGTTAAAGTTAACGAAGGTTGTGTAGTATCACAATCAATATTTAGTGCATTTTCAAGACTTTGTGCTGAAAGTGATGATGCATCTGCATTAGAAGCAGTGTGTGATGGTGGTCCTGCCATTGAACCCATACCCTGAGTAATCTCAAAACTACCATGACCATGAGAACCAAAATCTGATGAGATAGGATTTTTATTAGGTTGATTTAAAGCTGTTGGATATGTAGCATATTTAAACTGTATAACTCTACCACTAACAGCACCCCATCCTGCTACTTTATCTCCCTTAATCTGTTTGGTCAATCTAACAGTGTAAGTTCCATTAGTTTCTTTCTTGACACTTTGTACACTTGTTCCCTCTTGTAAATGTAGATACTTACAATCATTTTCATTACCATTTGGAATAACTTCTATAACATACATGAATGGTGTGATAGCATCATACTGTGTCCATGTTGTTGTCCCAGTTGCATTTGAATAAGTCCTTCCAAGATTTGTTCCTGCTGGAAGAGTAATTTCTTGTGAATTCTCTGTGAGAGTCAAATTAGAAACTTGAAATGGTGTCATTGCTTCTGGATGATCTGTTATACCACCCTGTTGTGGGGGAGTCTGACCATCACGACTATAACCATAGAAGTTTGGTCTATTTCTTTGAAGTATTGGTCTAGGATGCATACCAGTATGTGCCTGAGTCTGATGACTCTTCATAGGTTCAGTATTAACAATGGATGCAGTAACACCCAAACCACCAGAAACTGTCTGTCTCTGAAACTCTGCCTTTGGACCTGATCCTCTATTAGTATCAAATGCACCAGAACCTGAACCATTACTACCAGTCTGTCTCCAATCAGTAGCAGGTACATGACCCCAATAGTTCTTACCACTGCTATCAGTAACAAATTCCATAGGATCACTCATCCTTGGTAATGTATTCTCGTAGTTTGCATTACCATAAAATGATATATCAGTAGATCCATTAGCCCATTGTGTTGGGTTAGCAGATTTAAATGCACATGAAACAGGACTAACAGATACATTACAAATACCAAGAGATGCAGTATTATGCTGATCAATACCCTCATCAGTTCTGAATATCGCTGGACCAGAAGGTTGTACCTGAGCAGTAGGAATAACATCAGAGTGACTATGCCCTGGTGTATGATTAATACCTAACTTACGACGAAGAGTATATATTGTTTCAACAAAATCTGGAGCTTGAAGAAGCATATTACTAAACTTAAAATATAAGTTTCCAGTCAAATTCAAAGTAAAATCAATATCTGCTGTTGCTTGCCACGTTGTTTTAACATTACTAAAATAACTAGCAGTACCACCACCAGTACCAGAAACCAATAAATCACCTAATTTTGTTCCGTTAGTATCAAGTATTTTATTCTTGGGATCAGTCTGTCCCATCTGATACTTAGCATCATCCAAATAAGAACTCTCTAAATCTACCATACATTTAGCTGATAGATTAGGAAATGTAAATGTTGCAGCAGTATCAATATATGGAAACTCATATTCATTTCCACCAGAATCAGCCATGGATGCTGTTGCACTATAAGTATCACCTATAACAGATGCCAACAAAGGATAATCACTAGCACTAACTGTCTGACCTTTACATACAACCCATCCTTTAGGGACATTAGAGACTAAAAACCCTGTGCTTCCGTCTCCACCCCAAGGCATGATTGTGCCAACCTTGGCAGATCTCATGCTCTTTACTTGATCGTAGTATTGTGCCATTGATTTACAGCTCCATTAACCACCAACCTCTCAGTCCAGGTGGTATTGTTCTTGCATTCACAGATCCCTCAATATCAACTGATCCTGCATATACAAGACCGAATGAGGCATTACGTGTCTGAATAACCAATTCACCAGAATCCCATGCAGCACTTAGTGCTTGTCCTGATCCTGTAGTAAGTTTAGATCCTGTTGCATCACCCTGTATGTTAACAGATGTACCACCAACCTTCAATGCTCTAATAATCAAACTTGTATTATATGTTAGATTACCACTAAGTTCAGTAAGTCTAATCATATCACCAGTTTGTGCATTATCTGGTAAGTAAAGTACCATGTTACTTGAAGAAGTAACGTTAACCATATAGTTCTGGTTAACTTGCAGTGGATTCGTCTGCTGCTGTCCTACACCAGTTGAGGCATCAAACTCAACATATGTATGTCTTCTACCACCATTTCCTGTCCAGTATTTTTCAATACCGAATGAATCAATAGCATTGTTCTGATAGATTCTAAAGTCCTTAGCACCAGCAGTACCACCAGCACCAGCAGATCCAAGATTATCAATATGGAATACAGTTGTAGATGCTGATTCGGATGGAAGTAACTTACCTTTCTGATAGAACTCTTCACCCATGTTGACATTACCAGTCTCCTTAAAGACTCGGAATACATCTTCATCAGCACATGTACCATTTGTCTGACAATCACGATCTCTTACACTAAGATCACCGTAGAAGTTACCCTTACCATGAACTGTTAGACCCTGCTGACTTGTGACCTCATCAGTAAGTGATCCATCACCAACGTGACCTTCATCGTTTGCAAGAGTAGCAACAATTGATGTACCGTCAGAACCATACATCCTAAAGACACCACCGTTGATGATAAAGTCATCATTAACAGTTGTCTTACCACCATTGTATAAGTTAACTGGTGTAGTTCCAATTGTATTTGGATTTCTAACCTGCTTACTTAACTTAACAGCGAACGCTGCGTCAAGAGAACCATCAACAGAATCAACATCAAACCACTCTTCATTAATTCTTACAAGTTGTAAGTAATCAACTTTTGGTTGAATGATATCTGCATTCTTAAGTTGAACCTCAAGTCTGTTATCAATAGTGTTAGGAGTTCTTGCTTTCAATCCATCAGTTACCCTCTGTGCTCTAGTAGATGCAAGAGGCTTGAGTAGGGTAGTTGTTGGAGCAACCTTAACTAATTTAACGAAGTTAGATCCAGATGTCCATGCCTGAGCAATAGTACCTTCTACCTTAACGGAAGCAGATCCACGACCACCATTGGTGTATGTGGAGTTAGAAGTTGTTGCAACAGACCAAACATAAGCACCAACAGTACCAGTCTTAGTTGGAGTAGCAGTAATCTGAATGATCTCAATCTGACCTTGCTTGTAAATAGCACATAGATCACCAACAGAGAATGGGAAGTTAGCTGCATCATCAATAGTTGCATAACCACTAAGAGTAATGCTAGTAGTTGATGTTGTAATTGCAGAAGCAAGAGATGTTATTGGTCCTCCAGTCTGCTTAGTCTGAGGATCATGCTTGTATGTTGTTACCGTATCATTTATAGTATGAGCAGCAGCAGATGATCCATACTGTTCAGCAAGTAAGAATACAGTACCATGCTGATTACCAATAACTGTATCACCTGTACATGTATCAACCTCAAAGGTTGCAATACCATCACCATTAGTAACGGTTAGTTTTTCATTGGTAGTTGCATTAGTATAAGGAGTTGTGCATGATCCAGTAAGGTTGAAACCTTTACCAACAGTCAACTTACCGTCAACTATCATGTCTCCTGTTACAGAATCAATCTGGAATACTGTATCAACATTAGCAGTATCACAACCATTCTTGATGGAGAATATCTTATTGACCTGAGTTATTGTACTCTTGAGTTCAAATATCTCACCAGTTGTACCAGCGGTATTACGAGAGATAATTACATAATCTTCAATATCTAAACTACCACCAAATGTTGCGAGATAGATATTATCCTCTGTACCTGAGCTATCAATAGCAGCAGTGATCCATGTAGCATCATACTGTACATTACACTTGAAGATAGCAGTTGTATCAGGATGATCTGTTCTTGTTGCTGATAGAGTTCCAAATGGTTGTCTTTCAACTTCAAGATAGTATGGTGTGCTATTAATTTGTGGTAAGCGTGTTATCTTAACAAATTCAGCATGTCTACCAGATGTATCTGCTGTATCAATTATTAGAATATCATTCTCATTATAGTACTGAGTACCATTAGCATCATAAGGAGTCTTCTTAATTGGTAAGTAGAACTTATTACCAGTCAATACTGGGAACGTTGCAGCACTCTGACCTGTTGGAGTTGCTTGGAATCC